TCGCGGATCGCCACGCCGTCGTAGCCGTTGGCCACGATCTGCCAGGTGTCCTTCGACGCGTCGCGCTCGACCTCGATCAGCAGCGGCATGTCGGAAGGCTGCGCGACCACGGCGTTCCCACCGAGCGGGGAGCTAGGCATGGCGACGTCGTAGGCGATGGCGCCCGCGGCGAACACGGCGTTCTCGTACTTGCTGGCCGCGGTCGTGATCTTGGTCGAGGGGAAGCAGAGGATGCCGAGCAGCATCTCCGCGCCCTTCGCGAGGAACGCCTGGACGTCCGGGCGCTCCTTCTGCGGCCCGACCTCGGAGCGCAGGGAGTCGCGGATGGACTGGAGGGTGAACGGCTTGAACATGCCGAAGAGCTGCCCCGGGTCGCCCGTCGAATCCATGAAGCTGTCGATCACGTCGTAGAGGTCGTCGATCGAGCCGGTGCCCGAGGACGTGATGTTCGTGGACGCGGCGGCGGCGGCGGTCGCCAGGAGCCCCATGCGGCCAGCTCGGAAGCTGTCGAGCATGGTGAGCCCGAGGACCATGGGGTCGAAGCCCCACGCGGAACCGACGGAGCGGGCGAGGCCGGTCTCGTCCAGGCGGAGCGAGCGGCGGGCGATGGTCACGTCGTTGTCGGCGGCGGTGACGCTGGACGCGCTGACGTCCGTATCCTCCGCGGCGGTCGCGTCCATCGACAGGCCCCACCCGAGGGTGAGCAGGCGGTGACGCGCGACGATCGAGCCGGAGCTCGTGAGGTTGCCCGGCATGTAGACGATCGGGGTGTCGAACAGGTCGGCGGCGTCGGCCATGGCGATGGCGAACGCGCGCTCGGCGAGGACGAGGTCGTTGAGTTGGTCTTCGGTGATGAGGCCGTTGCCCGAAGCGGGGGCGCCGGCCGAGAAGATGGCGATGGCCATGGGGTCTCCTTGGGGGTGGGTGCCGTTTCCGCTGTCTCGGGTGCGACCCTCGGCGCTGGGTACTACACGCCGAGGTCACGAACTACCGGGCGGCGCGGCGCTCCTGCTGGATGTGCTGGAGGTCCTCCAGCGACTTTGCGCCGTTGACCCGCTCCGCGAAGCTCTGGCGGGCGCCCGGGGCCACCGGCTGCTGGCCGTTAGTCGCCGAGGCCCACGATGGGCGCTGCTGCCCCGCCGCAGCCTGCGCCGCAGCCTGTCCGGCCGCCTGTTGTCCCTGCGTCGCCTGCGCGGTCGCGGCCTGCCCCTGTCCCTGCGTGGCAACCGCAGCATGGGTCACTTGCGCCGCCTGCGTGGCCGCGGCCGCCACCTGCCCCGCCAGCACCGGCCGCAGGTACGACGGCGCGAGCGTGGGATCGGCCTTGATCTGCCCGAGGTAGGCGTCGAACGGAACGCGCTTGGCCTCCTCGACGCCGGCCATGGCGCGGGTGTGTGCGAACTCCAGCGCGTCGATGGTGTCGGGGTCGGCGATGCCGAGGGTGCCAGCGGCGCGGAAGCGGGCGAGGGCCCCGGAGTGCGTCGCCGCCTCGGCCTTGGCCTGCTCGAGCGCGCTCGTGAGCGCCTGGACCTGGGCCTTGATGGGCTCGACTTCGCCCAAGCGCCTCTCGGCGTCCTTCAGCGCGTTGGCGTGCTGCGTCAGTTCGGCGTCCTTGCCGCGCAGACGGTCCTTGATCATCGCCTCGATCTCGGCCTGGCTCCAGTAGTCGGCGCCGTCGCTGTGCTTGATGGGCATGTGTGTCCTCGGGTGAAGTCAGCGGCGCCGGGGTTTGGGCGCCTTGGTGGGGGCGGGCTCGACAGGGGCGGCGACCGGCACCGACTCGGCCAGCACCTCGGCCGGCGCGTCGGCGCAGATCGGGGCGACGTCCACCGGAAGCGGGGCCGGCACGTCCTCGACCTCGACCTCGACGCCGAGAATGTCCCGAGCCTGGAGAAGCGTGACGTGCTCGCGGATGCGGTCGGCGATGGCGTCGAGATCGACGTAGACGCGGCCGTCGTAGCGGATGGCGTGCATGGGGGTCTTTGCCATGGTTCAGGCCGCGAACAGGGGCGCGGACGCGCTGGGGAACAGGGCGTTCTCGCGCTGGATGCGCTGGAGCTCCTGGATGGCCTGCTCACGCGCGATGCCGGGGTGAAGACGCATGTACGCGTCCACCTTGGACATCAGCCCCTCGCGGACCTTGGCGACCAAGTCCTCCCGAAGCGCGGCCGTCTCGGCGCTCGACAACGGCAGGGCCGGGTAGCTGATCGAGTAGCCGTCGGTCGCGTGCCGGGTGCCCGTCGCGGCATTCAGCACGCGCGCGGTGTTCGCGATGACCTCCAGGTCCCCGCGACGGAGCTGCGGCTCAAAGCGGGCCTGGGCGGTGCGGAGGCCCTCGCGGGACACGGACAGCGACACGCCGGAGCGGGGATCCGCGCCTGTGCGGACGAGGTCGGCGGCGCTGACCCCGGCGTACTCGGCGAGGCCCTGCTCGAACATGCCGATCGCCTCCATCAACTCCTGCGGCTTGAAGCCGGGGGCGAGCTGGACGGCGGACGGCTGGACACCCTCCTCCATCGGGGCGATCTCGATCAGGGAGCCGGGCTCCGCGGAGATGACCTGCGTGCGCTCGCCGCTGGGGCTGCGGATCTCGACGCCGACCACCTTGCCGGCGACGAGGAGCACGGTGGCGAAGCTGCCGTCCTTGACGCCGTGGACCCAGAACGTCAGGAGCACGCCGACGGTGAGCGTGCCGAGGACCGCCTCCAGCCCGTAGTAGCTGTCCCAGAGGCGGCCGGTGCGCTCGGCGTGGTAGAGCGTGACGGGAATGAAGGGGCGCCCGTCGTCCAGGATGTCGCGGTAGCGGTAGTCGCCGCCCGACGCCGGCTTGCCGAGGAACTCCTTGGTCCAGTCCTTCTGGCGGTCGGCCGAGAGGATCATGTGTCGGGGGTTGTCCAAGTCCTCGACGTCGAGGATCTCCCACGCCCAGCACGGTTTCCCGGTGTCGGGATCCATGCGGCACTGGATCTCCTCGATCGCGGTCGGCACGTCCGGCGTCTCGGGGAGGCTGCGGATGTGGCAGAGCTCCGGCTCCAGGGGGCGGTAGAAGACCCCGCTGCGCTCGGAGTAGTCGGCGCGTACCGGCTTCTCGCGGAGGCCGACGAGGTCAGTAGACACCCGCTGCATGAGCTGCCAGAACCCCGCGCGCTCAACGTGAGCGAGGAGCGCGGCGTCACCCTTGGCGTTCGGGGGCGACGCGTAGAGCGCCCCGCCGACCTGCGTGGACAGGGAGCGGAAGGGGTTGCGTGACATCTCGGGGATGCCCCACGCGGTGCGGCGGTCGGGCGAGATGTGCTTCGACAGCGCGCGCTCCAAGTCCTGGTCCCACCGGCCACAGAGCAGGCGCGACCGTAGCCCCTGGTGCTCGGCGCGCTTCTGGTCCTCGGAGGTCGGGAGCTGCGGACGGGATGCGAGGTCTACTTCCACGCGGGGTACTACACGGCGAAGCGGGCAAGTCCCGCCAACCGTCAGAAGGCGCGGCGCAGCACTCGGCCGGGAGCCTCGGAGCGGGCGCCCCAGTGGTGACGGAGCGCGTACCGGAGCGCGTCGATCACGTCCTTGTAGATGCTCTTTTCGGTGCCGTCCCACTTCTCCAGCGCCTCGATCAGCCACACGAGCCGGGCGTCCACGTAGAAGTGACCGGGGCGGATCATGGCTTCATGGAGCCAGCGGATCGAGCTCCAGAAGTGGTCGCGCTTCAGCCCGCGCTTGGCGACGCGGATGAGTGGGCGGATCTCCCCCGTCACCCCGAGGCGCTTGGCGATCGACTCGGCGAGGTTGCGTGCGTTCTTGCGTGTCGTGCGGCCCTCGTATCGCTTGTCCGCCCAGACGTGGTCGATGTCGTGCCAGCGGTCGCCGTTGACCGCGAGCATTTCGAGCAAGCCGTCCGCGTCCATGTCGATGGTCGTCCCTTGGTGCGGCACGTACTCGCCGACGACGTAGATCCGCGGGTACTTGCCCGACGGGTCCACGTAGACCTCGACGCCGCAGGTACGAAGCGCGTCCTCGCCGTAGTCGATCCCCACGTCGATCTCGACGCGCTCGGGGAGGAGGCCGGAACCGGCGAGGTCCGTGACGACGTGGCGGTCCCGGGCGAACGCCTCCAGCGCGCGGTTGGTCGAGGCGTACTCCCAATCGCCGTCGCATCGCACGCCGCGTTGCCACGGGAGCACCTTGGCGCGCTCGGCCTCGATCCAGTCGGCATTCATGGCGACGCCGTCCTCGGTCTTCAGTGGCTCCGTCGCGCCCATGGGGATGAAGTTCTCGGGCTCCATGCGGAAGTGCAGATCGGCGACCTGCTGCGACGTGACGAGCTCGCGGAGCCAGGTGAGATCCCCCGTCGTCGCCGGAGTCATCGTGATCATGATCTCGCCGCCCGTGCGACGGAGGCGGGCCTGTAGAGCGGCGAAGGTGCCCTCGTCGCCCAGGGGCTCATCGATCCAGATGAAGTGGATCGTCGCGGATTCAAGGTCGAGGGTGTCTTGACCGATGGTCTTGATGCGGAGGATCGAGCCGTTCTTGAACACGACGGCCTTCTGGACGCCGCCGAATCCGTTCTTCGCGCTGAATGTCGTCTCGGGGTCGATCGCGTCTTTCGGGAGCAGGGTCCAGAGCTTCTTCTGAATGGCGACGGACTGCGACCACGACTTGCAGAGGACCCATGCTTCGATGGGCCCTTTCCGCACCGTCTTGTAGGGGTGCGACCCGAGGCACCGGAAGATCGTCTCGCCCGCGCCGCACCACGTCTTGCCGAACTGGTTGCCCGTGCGGAGCAGGTAGAACTTGGACTCTTCTTGGAGGGGCGGCGTCCACCGCACATGGGCGAGCGGGTGGGCCTCGGCCTCCTCGATCAGCGCGTCGCAGTCATCGAGGATCGAGAAGTCGGCGGCGAGGCCGCTCATCAGTCCCAGCCAAGGGTGCCGCGGAGCTCTGCCTGCATCGACTCCGGCATCGCCCGGATCTTCTGGACGAGGGTGTTCATCAACTCCTTCGGCGAGAGGTTCCGCCGCGCCAGCTTGGCCGCCGCCTCGTCCCTTGCTCGGATCTGCTCGGCGATGGCGCGCTCGTCAGCGACGTGCGAACGGGCGGCGACGTGCGAACCGGCCGACTCGGCGGCCCGTCTCATGCGGGTGGCAGTGCGGAGCTGGCCCTCCAGGGACGTGTCGATCTCCTCGGGGACGCTCGCGACGATGGCGCTCTGGAGACGGTCCCATGCGTCACGCTCCAACCGAACGAGACGGTCGAGGATTGACGGGGCCTTGTCGCGGGCGTGGGCCGCGTCGAGCTTGGCCTGCTCGTACTGGTCGCGCCAGAACGCCACGGGGTCGTCTGTGGCCGACGGCGTCGCGTTTGCCGCGGTGCTTTTGTCGGTCTTGACGGTGTGGGTCGGCTTACCCATGGGGTTTTTGGACTACCTCACGCAAAAAGAACGACAAGTGCAGAG